CCGTGAACCCGGCTGCTAACGCCGCGCTCGTGGAAGGCATGAAGGGCTTGTTTAACCCGGTGTCCACGATCAGCAAGCAGTTCAAGAGCGGCTTGATGGGCGAAGGCATCCTCGGTTACGACGAACTTGCCATGTCGCAGTCGATCAAGCAGTTCACAACCGGCACCCGCACGGGCGCTCACACCGTGACCACGACCGTCACCGCTCAGGGTACTTCGACCATTGCCATCACTGGCACTGGCACGCAGACCTTGAAGAAGGGCGACGTGTTCACGATTGCGAGCGTGTTTGCTGTCAACCCGCAGACCCGCGAATCGACTGGTTCGCTCCAGCAGTTTGTGGTGACGGCGGACGTGACGGCTGTTGCTGGCGCTTATGCGTCTGTGTCGATCAGCCCGGCGATCTACACCTCTAGCGTTGCGCTTGCCACGGTTGACTCGTTCCCGCAGTCTGGTGCCGCTGTCACCTTCTTGGGTGGCGCTTCGAGCCAGTACCCGCAGAACCTCGTGTACCACCGCGACGCGATTGCGTTTGCCACGGCTGACCTCCTGCTCCCGCAGGGCGTTGACATGGCTTCGCGTCAGGTCCACAACGGTGTCTCCATGCGCGTTGTTCGTCAGTACGACATCAACAACGACCGTATGCCGTGCCGTATCGACGTGCTGTATGGGTTCTCGGTGATCCGTCCGCAGATGGCTGTCCGCCTCTGGGGCTAATGATTAACCTATCTTTTTGGAGTAACTAAATATGGCATTTCCTAATGGTTCAGGCGGTTATCAGGTTGGCGACGGCAACAATGGCGAGCCGTTGTTTTTCCCGCAGGTTGCCCCGCTTGCCTTGACGGCAGCCGCTACGGCGTCCCCTGCTGAACTGGTCGCGGGTCTTTTCACTTTTAACGGTACGGCTGGCAACTTGACGCTGCCGACGGTGGCTCTCCTTGAGGCCGCCTACCCGTCGATTGGCGAGAAGAACGACTCTGCGTTTGACTTCTTCGTCATCAACATTGATGCGTCGGGATCGGATGCAATCACCGTGGCTGTCGGCACGGGCTGGACGTTGGTTGGCGCGGGTGCGGTTTCGGCGGCTTCGTCCGGCCACTTCCGTTGCCGCAAGACCGGCGTTGGCACGTGGACTGTCTACCGCATTTCGTAATGGCAACGCCCTCGGCGGGGAAACTCGCCGGGGGCACCACCTAAAGGGGTATTGATATGCCTAATACACAGGCGATTGGTGTTGCTTTTGCGGATCAGGCGATTATCAACGGCTCGCTTGACTCGGCCACGCTCGTTAATTCCAACGTGCGTAGCGGATTCAGCGCAGCGCAGCAGGGCGCAACGATTACGACAACGGGCAACAGCGACGTGTTCGTTATTGCTCCGGTGTCGGGCGTTTTGTCGGCTGCGTGGTTCTCAGGCGTTGATGCGTTGGCTGCAAGCGATACTAACTACATCACGTTTACTATCACCAACCTTGGTACGTCTGGTTCGGGCACCGCAGCGATGCTGGCGGCGACCGATGCCAACACGACTAAGACCACGGGTGGCACTGCTTTGACTGCTAATGCCCAGCGCGTTTTGTCGCTAAACGGCACGGCAGCCAATTTGGTGGTGGCAGCCGGTGATCGTCTCCGTATCCGCGCTGCGGCAACGGGCACGCTCGCCAACACTGTCACGTTCCCGGCCTACATGCTCAACTTCAGCGTTTCGTAATATGTCCAATATCTACCTTCGCCACCCCAGACATGGGGAAAAGATCGCTATCTCATGGATGGAAGCGAGGGAAGATATGGAACAAGGATGGGAGGAGTTTGACCCCTCCAATCCTGATGAGTCTGAACCCTCGGCGTCGTCAGATGTGGCGGCGCTGGGGGATTCTCAGCATAATGCGTTGAGAACGCGTCGCCGCCGTAAGGAGTAAATCATGGCTACAACTGCTGCCGATCAAATCAACGGCGCGTTGCGGCTGATCGGGCAGTTGGCCGAGGGCGAAGTCCCTTCAGCGGCCACGTCGCAGGATGCCCTCACCGCTTTGAACCAGATGCTCGACTCGTGGAGTACCGAGCGTTTGGCTGTCTACTCAACCCAAGATCAGGTCTACAACTGGCTGCCTAACGTCCGCACCATTACGATGGGACCGACCGGCACGTTTGTAGCCGAGCGTCCTATCCTGATGGACGACGCCACCTATTTTCGTGACGCCTCGACTAACGTGTCGTATGGCATCAAACTGATCAATAACCAGCAGTACAACAGTATTGCGGTTAAGACGGTAACGTCCACGTATCCGCAGTTGATGTGGGTCAATATGACCTATCCCAACGTGGAGATTTACATTTACCCAGTGCCGACCAAGGTGCTGGAGTTCCACTTTGTGTCTGTGCGCCCGCTGTCGCAGCCTGCTGCGCTAGACACTAACTTAGCGTTCCCACCGGGATACCTGCGGGCTTTCCGATTCAACTTGGCCTGTGAACTTGCAGCAGAGTTTGGTGTCGAACCCTCTCCGCAGGTGCAGCGCATTGCTATGACTAGCAAGCGCGATTTGAAGCGCATCAATAACCCGGATGACTTGATGGCAATGCCAGCGGCACTGCTCGTCAACCGACCGCGCTTTAATATCTTCACGGGCAACTTCTAATGAAGACGCCGATCCTCGGGTCGTCGTATGTAATCCGGTCGGTCAATGCTGCCGACAACCGGATGGTTAATCTTTACCCAGAGGTAATTCCCGAGGGTGGCAAGGAGCCTGCCTACCTGCAACGCTGCCCCGGCTTGGCCTACAAGGGCTTGGTCGGCACCGGCCCGATTCGTGCCGTGTATTCGCTTGGCAGTTTTTTGTACGTCGTGTCAGGCGAAGAGTTCTACAAGGTAGACGCTGCGTACAACGCCACCAAAATTGGCGATGTGACGGGCACTGGCCCTGTCTCAATGGCTGACAACGGCACGCAGATATTTCTTGCCTGCAACCCTGATGGGTTTATTTACAACACCGAAACTTTGGCTTTTGCCAAAATCACTGACGAGGATTTCCCCGGCGCAGTGACGGTTGGATACCTTGACGGTTATTTCGTATTTAACGAGCCAAACTCGCAACGCGTCTGGGTCACAAGCCTATTGGACGGCTTGTCGATTGACCCCTTGGATTTTGCCAGCGCTGAGGGTTCGCCAGACGGGCTAGTATCCCTAATCATTGACCATCGAGAGGCGTGGCTGTTTGGCACGAACTCCGTGGAGGTCTGGTACAACTCCGGCGACTCTGACTTTCCGCTCACCCGTATCCAAGGCGCCTATAACGAGATCGGCTGTATTGCGCCGTACTCGGTCGCCAAGATGGACAACTCCGTCTTTTGGCTTGGCGCAGATGCGCGGGGTCAGGGCATTGTGTATCGAGCGAACGGCTACCAAGGCGTGCGGGTATCTACCCATGCCGTTGAGTTTGCCATTCAGCAGTACGGCAACCTAGCCGACGCGGTTGGTTATACATATCAGCAAGACGGTCACACGTTCTACGTGCTAAACTTTACGGACGCTGATACGACATGGGTATTTGACGCGGCTACGGGCGCTTGGCACGAGCGTGCCGGATTCCGTAATGGTGACTTTAAGCGTCACCGTGGTAACTGCCACGCTCGCTTCCTTGGCGAGCCGGTAATTGGCGATTACCAGAACGGCAATCTGTACGCGTTTGACCTAACCGTTTATTCAGACAACGGCGCTACGCAAAAGTGGTTACGCACTTGGCGTGCGCTGCCGACTGGCGGTAACGATCTCAAACGCACCGCCCACCACTCGCTTCAGATTGATTGCGAAACGGGCGTTGGCCTGCCCGGATATGGCGCGTTTGATAATTTCCAGCAACTTTTATCAACCGAGTTCACGCCGGTCTATTACGACTTGTTGCTTGAAGATGGCGCCAAAATGTTGCTTGAGGATGGCGGGTTTATTGAGTTGCAAGAGCCGCAACCGGCACCGGACGGCTCTGTTCAGTTAATCAACACTGAAACCGGCAACTCGCAGCCGATTGCAAACTTGGGCACCAATGTCCCTGAAGACATACAGACCCAAACCTGCAACAACATTCTTGGCGTGTCCGAAGATGACGGTATTACGCTAGAGGTTGAGAGGGCGTCGGTAGTTGGAGCCGACCCGCAGTTAATGCTGCGCTGGTCGGATGACGGCGGCCACACTTGGAATGGCGAGCGCACGGTGTCTATGGGCCGCACGGGCCAATATGGCACTCGCGCTATCTTCCGTCGCCTTGGCATGACCTTAAAGTTGCGTGACCGCGTATACGAAGTTAGCGGCACCGATCCCGTTAAGGTCGCCATCATGGGCGCTGAACTGCAACTGAGTGGTACGGCGTCGTGACGACAAACATCACGCAAATACCTGCGCCGCGTGTGCCGTTTATAGACGAGCGCACCGGCCAGATTTCGCGTGAGTGGTTTCGGTTTCTTAACAACCAATTTCAATTAACAGGTGGCGGCACCACGCAGACCTCTATTGCTGACCTTGAGTTGTCGCCTTCGTTGGCGGCTAACGTCGAGGACGAGATGGCGGTTGTAAAGGGCCAGATAGACGATCTGCAAAAAGGTCCGCCTCGGTTTGAGCCGGGTCTTATCAACTACGGGTCGTTCTTTTCAACGCAGACTCAAGCGGCAACCGTTATTAACACGGCAAAAGCCATTACATATAACAACGCTGATCCGGCGTATGGCGTTTATCGTGATCCCGCCGATAACAGCAAAATTAAAGTTACCCGGCCTGCTATATACAACGTTCAGTTTTCCATTCAGGTAGACAAGACTTCGGGCGGTACGGGACGACTGTATATTTGGCCTGCTATCAACGGCACTGCCGTAGCCAACTCTGCGTCACTGATTCAAATTCAAGGCAACAACGCTGAGATTTTTTCGGCAGCCAATTTCTTTTTGCCGTTATCTAACGGCGATTACTTTCAACTGTATTTTTCGGTTGATGCTTTGGACGTGCAGTTGCAACAATTTGCCGCCGCCGCTCCAGTTCCGGCCATTCCTTCAATCATTCTGACTGTTATGCAGGTGTACGTATGACCGTTTACCTTTCAGCCTTTGCGGGAGCCGGGGCGCAGTTCTTTACCGACGACGGCTCTGTGCTGTCGGGCGGAAAGATCTACACGTTTGCCGCTGGCACCACGACTCCGCAGACGACCTACACGTCCGTTACCGGAGTAACGGCCAACTCTAACCCTATTGTTCTTGACTCCGGCGGACGACTGCCCGAGGACATGTGGCTAACCGAAGGTGTCAAGTATCGGTTTGTGCTGGCTGACTCATGCGATGTGCAAATTGGCGAGTACGACGACATTGCTGGCATCAATGACATTTCTACGGAAACCGTTGCGTGGTCAACTATTACCGGCAAGCCAACAACGCTCGGCGGTTACGGCATTACCAACGGCCTTAGCATCAACGCTGCGGCAGCAACCTATGCGCCGATTGCCTCGCCCACGTTTACCGGCACGCCGCTAATCCCAGACAACGATACGGTTAGCGCTAACTATGCGGTCGGTTATCGAGAAGCCCCGCAGGTATCTAAGACGGCTAACTATCAGTTAGTGCTGGCAGATCGCGGTAAGTCGATTCTGATGAATGGCACCAGTCTAACGCTGACCATTCCGGCTAACTCGGCAGTGGCGTTCCCGGTCGGCACCGTAATCATTATCGTGAACGTTAATACTAGTGCGTTGTCGATTGCGATTACGACCGACACGCTGACCTTGGCAAACAGCACCACAACCGGCACGCGCACTTTGGCTCGTAACGGCTTGGCTACCTGCGTCAAGATTGGCAGCACGTCTTGGCTAATCAGCGGAGCGGGATTGACCTAATGGGCGGCGCTACCTTAGCAGCGGCGATTGCAGGCACGACGGGGGGAGCCGGTGCCG